AAGAACGAAGCACCAGCTGGAACTGAACATACATATCTTGCACATGAATGGAAGGTATTGTATAATTTTGTAAAAGGCGGGAATGACAGTCTCCGACCTATGAAAAGAGAAAATCTTTTTATGCAACTTCTAGAGGGTTTGCATCCTGATGAGGCAGAAATTATCTGTTTAGTCAAGGATAAAAATCTAAAGAAGAAATATAAATTGACTCGTCCAATTGTTGAAGAGGCGTTTCCTGATATAGAATGGGGTAATCGAGGATGACCAAAACAAAAACTAGAGATGAGGTGATGGCAGAAGCTTACTGGACACCAAAAGAAAAAGAAGATTTGAGTAGTAGATACTCAACAAGTCTTATTAAAGAGAACTGTAACAAGGACGACTTGAGTGACAAGTCTCTACCCTCGGATGCTTATGTTGTAACATACAAAGTTGAGGGTGCAGTTCGTAATGACCTTGTTAGGTGTCATGGTAAGGTTAATATTTTTGATATGTATTATGATAAATTTGGATCAGACTCTATCATAAGTATTGAATACGGGCCTGGAATTGTAAGTCCAAAAACTTGGGGTGTGCCAGTTGCAACCAAACCAAAAAAGAGATCAAGGAGGAACGCATGAGCGGAGATGTAGGATTAGACAATGAACCAATCATCTTTTACAGTAAAACAATGACTGAAGCAAAGATGATTGTTTTAAAGCGTAAAGGTATTCAGTTTAATCTCTATAACAAAGCCATGAAGAAACTAAAGGAGACCCATGAGCGACGAACTTCGTAACCAAATTAATGACATTATTGAGGGAGAACTACAACTTGGAATCAACGAATTTTTGGAAGAGAAACAAAGAAAAGAAAGTGATCAAGGATTGGGTTTTGTCACTTCAGAAGAAGCAAAAGAACTCAAAGTAAAAGTATCTAACGCTGAGATAGACAAAATTATTAAACAATATAAAAAAATAAAGAAGAAAGAAAAATCTAATTTATTTCAAGTCAAGAAGATGGGATTACTTGATAAAGATGGGAGGCCACTCT